TGACATTTGTAATTACCAGAATGCTGCTTAGTGAAATAGCATCATCTAGGTTTCTAAATATTACCTTGTTGTTTGCTGGGTCGAAGGTATAAGACCCATTGAAATCAATTCCTAACAGTGCTTTCATGTTTTATCCTAGGGCAATAGCCATAGCTATTACAAAATCCTCATCAACGCCACCGCCACCACCAGTTGAATTGATAGTGACAGCATCTGATCCAGCATTTGTTGTTATTGTAATGTTTGTACCAGCAACAAGAGTCAGTGTATCTGATGTAGAATCTGCAACAACATCTGATTGTCCTGCCACCGCAATGGTAGTAAATACATTCTGATCACCAGTGTTTGTGTTAGATGATGTACCACTAAATGTTCCTGACTGAGTGGCAAGCGATCCTAGTCCAAGACCTGTTCTTGCATCTGCTGGAGACACATTTTCCCATCTTGTATTTGTTGCATTTCTCTTTAAGAAATGATCTGCCGCTATACCAGAAATAAAGACATCAGACAGTTCTTCAAGTTCCTGGTAGTTCTGGATGTGAACATCCATTTCACCAGCATTGCCGTTGTTTGCCTTGACAACAAACCCAATGAATACTCCATGATTTGGCGCAGTTGGTATTGTTGTTCTAAAGTCACCAGCGGTTGACTCTGATAGATATATGGGATCTCCATCTGTGAAGGTAGATGTTGGGAGATTATTTAACCCAGTAAGTCTACCCTTCAACATGATAAATCCATCTGCTCCGTTTGTAATATCGGTAGCAGCGACACCTATTGTGTATGCTGATGTTGCTTCGGTGTTTGCCTGTGCAAGCTCAACAGTAAGATGACTTCCTGTAGACCCAACAATGTATACTGGTCTACCCTTGGAGATTGTTCCTGCTGTACTCTTTCGTACCGCATACAGAAGTCCTTGATTCACGGGAGATGAATATGTTCCCGTGGTTACGGTCACACCCTGTAGTGTTCCGCCAGTAACAGCAATATTATTTGCAGCTTGTGTAGCAATAGTTCCAAGACCAAGAGTTGTTCTTGCAGCCGCAGCATCAGCATCATCAATCAAAGTCAAACCAAATGCAGATGCCTGAGAGTCATCTAGTTTATTATCAAGCGCAGTCTGAAGTAAATTGACATCTGATATTGCATGAGTATGGGCAAGTGGAGTACGAGCATCAGAAAGACGAGCATCGTCCCCGACACACGCTGTAGTTGAAGTAGAACCAAAGTTTACTGAAATAGTTCCACTAGTTGTAATAGTTCCACCACCAAGACCAGTACCAGCGGTAATAGATGTTACTGTTCCAGAACCAGCAGAAACTGATAGAACACTTCCAGAAATACTTAAACCAGAACCAAGTGTAAGCTCTTCTACTGTTCCTTTAGAGCCAATACCAGTTCCAACACCAAGAATGGTTTGTCGGTTTCTTGTTTCTAGCTTACCTAATGTTACTGCATTTGTTTTTATTGTTGGGTTGGGAAATGTTCCACTCAAGTCTCCACCAGCTGAACCAGTTGGTGTGAACACTGGGTTTGTATTTACCCAGTTTGTTCCATTGAACTGAAGAACCTGTGTGTTTGTCGGACTGGAAAGAGAAACGTTGCTTAGATCGTTTAGACCAAGTGGTTCAGGTCCAGGAAGTTCGTCAGAAGTCCACGCTGAACCGCTCCATGTCAACACGTCGCCAACAGCGGGTGTTCCAGTGATAGTAACATCCCCAAGATCTGTAAGGTTGAATGAACTAATCTTGGGTAATCCAATCGGGCTTAGTCCATCCCATGTCGTTGATCCATCACCTATTCTAATTTCATTAATGGATGTATCATATCCAACTTCACCAGCGTTGAGAACAACGCCAGTCCAGCTAGTTCCTCTTCGTAGTTGAATTACCTGATCTGCCGATGATGGGGTTCCGCCATCTATTGGACCACTATCAAGTTTACCATTTATGGTGGACATCAATGTAGAACTAAGTGACCAAGTGGATCCTCCACCTGATACCACGATGTCTCCATACGAACCGTTGGTTATACCAGCAGTAACATATGGAAGTATAGTCCAAGCATCGCTTCCATTTCCAACCTTTAGTTTCTTATTGGTTGTGTTGTAACCAATCTCACCAACACCAAGTGTTGGATCTTCGTTATCCCAGTTAGTTTCGTTATCTCGTCTTATCCTAATAATGTCGTCAGCCATTATGCTTCCCCACCGTTTATATCGTTGGTGTTAACAGATGAAGCATTGCCACCATCCCAGTCATTAACCTGGGTTTGTGGGGCAAATTCTCCATCTAGAATTGTTTGCGTGGGTGTTGTATTAAGATCAAGAGTTTGAATAAGACCAGAAGCATACTCGGCAACAAGCTCTCCATCTTGGTTGATAAACAGCCGAATAATTCCAGCCGTTATCTCTGTTGGAGTTCTTTCTATTGTTCGTTTATAGTTTGGCATTTTTCTTTTTCTTTTTAAACGCCTTGTTAAGCTCTGGGTCCATAGCTCTTAAAGCAGCAACGGCCTCTCTAATTGCAGTGTTGCTATTGTCATCCAAGGCTTCTGAAAGAAGTTTTGCTTCTTCAATCTTGGCTGATGGTATATATCCAACCATCTTTTTAACAAGCAAACCTAACCCAGAATACCACAGAAACAAAAGACAACCAAGTATTGAAAGACCAATTACAACTACCTGTAGGGCGCTGGCCCACCAAGGAACTATGTCCTTTACCCCCGAAGTCGCTTCGATGACAACTTGGGTTTTCTCAATAATCTCGGTCTGTTTAGAAATCCCTTGATTGGATCTTTCCTTGATTTCTTTTGTTCTTGGTGGCTCTGCTGCAGCTGCTTCATGGATCTTTACAAACTCCTGCTTTGATTCCTCCGCGAGTGTCCGTATTTCATTTGCGTTGGTTTGTATCTTGCCTACGGCAGAACAAGACATTGTAAACAATAGCGAACTAATGATGATCGTTTTTATCAACATTGATGCCGCTACGAACCATTGCAAGCGTAAGTGTCTGCAAAACATTTCGTATTTCGTGTACATGTTTCTCCAGTTGCTCTACTCTGTCTAAAACAGCATTGTGTTCAACTGTCTTGATGTCCTTGCCAGCTTTTATCTCTGCTTCTAAACTTGAAATCTTGCTAGCTATCCAATAGACGCAACCAGCTGCTGGTATAAATAGAACACTGATAACTAGCAGCAGTTGTTCTATTGTTAATGGTGTAATAGTCTGTTCCATATTAGTACAAAGAAATTGCAACCTCTATTGGCGCATTTCCAGAAGTGTATGAGAAGCTGATTGGGGTAGGAGATCCCCAACCATATGTTAGAATTGAATAACCGCTATACAGTGTTTGATAATCAGCAGTTAAAGCAACTTCCGTCGATGCTGGAATTGTATGCAACGATATTGACTTATAGTAATTAGAAATGTTGTGTTGCATTCTCCAGTACATAATGCGTACTGGAAATGTTGCGTTGTTTTTTACTGTAACGCGATTGTTGCTTGGAGTGCCTGTGTTTGTCACATAGATTTCAAGCGGACCCAAAAACCACCTATCGGCAAACAAAGGTTTACTATTCCCTATGCCAACAACAGGAAGCTGACAGTAAACAGTGTTCTGTGCTGCCAATCCTGGAATAGTAGCGGAGCCGCTTGTTTTTAGAGTTCCCTGTATATCAACATCTCCAAGCACGGTAAGTTTTCCAATACCATCAGAGTTCCTTGCACTAATGGTAACTCCCTTATCAGAGCCAGTTCTTCCATTTCCATCTACCTTGATAAATCTTGAGTTAGTAGCTAGATTGGGGGAAAGAACAAGATTTTCCAGTCCTACGTTTCCAGTAGTAGAATCGTTTGCAAAGATATAGTTATTCGTAGGAGCATTCATTTGAATGTTTCCAGAGAATGTCTTAAGTGCTGTTATTGTCTGAGCACTGCTAAGGGTACAAACTACACCTTGCGCGTTTGTTCCGAGCGCATAGAAGTCTAGGCTTACACCGCTTGCAAACAAAGCGTTTGTTGGGTTTAGTCTAAGTACTTCAACAGCCGTGGTTGCGTTTGTTGGCTTAAGGACTATGTCCTTGTTTGCCCCGCTACCAGCAATGCAGGAAGTAGAACCAGCCAACTCAATTCCGTTTCCACTAGCCGATGGATTAAATGTCTTGGTTCCTGTGATTGTTTGGTTTAGATCGAGACTAACGCCACCAGATGTTTGACTTACTGGAGTCCAGTTGGTTCCATCCCAAACACTTAAGGCATATGAGGCTGCTGGATTACACCAGAGTTGGCCAGTGTCAGCTGCGTTTACTGTTGGTTCTGTGTTTCCATAGTAGATCTTTCCAGCCTTATCCAAAATACCACGGGCATTGAATGAATTTAGGGTGGTTCCAACATTGTTCTTTAGCTCTACAGAGTTTGCAGTCTGTCCACTTGTCATGCTTAGCGTAAGTGTTCTAACCGCTGGATCATATTTAAGACCAACAGCAGCCACTGGCAGGTTTCTATTTGTCGATGGGTTGTGATCCAGAGTAACCAGTGTGTTATCGTGATCTGTTAGATTGGAAATCCCAGGATCTCCAAAAGTTGTCATTGTCCAGGAATTGTTGGCTAACGAATACTGCCAAGTAATTCCGTTGTCTGTGTATGTCTGTCCATTTGTCGGACTGTCAGGAAAGTTGATTGGCATGTTGTACCTTATACTGCTGGGGAAGCCACATCAACCCAATAACCGATTTCTCCGTTGTGGGTTTCATCTAGACTTCCATATCTATTGTCTGGCGTGTAGACATATAGTCTACCGTTTGTTGTGTTGTACCACAGCGAACCCCACTTGAACAGGCCGTTACCACCTGTTGATCTGGTTGGTGCTGATGGAGATGAGAAGAACGAACCAGGAAGTGTACCCAAAGGAACTTGGCTTTGTGTCACGACTAGTTTACCAGTGGCATCTAGCGTTGCAATTCCATTTGGCTGTCCAAGCTTGTTCGTGAGTTGACTGGCAATAAGGCCGTCAACATATCCCTTGGTTGCTGCATCTACAGCGTTGTCTGGAGATGCGACATTTATAATCTTGTTTCCACCCATGTCAAAATCAATTGACATAGGATTGACAACAGCATCCCAATCGTTTCTATTTATGGAATTGTAGATGCCATAGTACAACTCTTGCAATAGTGCCAATAGCTGTGATGTGTTTAGATTGAGTTGATCTGCGGTGATTCTAGAGCCAGTGACCCAAGTAACCAATGCTTCTGCAAGCATTGACTTACGCATGATCAGCAGGTTTTCATTTGGGGACCAAATAGCATAGGATGATGTCGAACCGTTGTCGTATACAAATTGATAGTTTCCTATTTCTTGGGCCGCAGTAATTTCTCTTGTCTGTTCGTTAAATGTAAAAATCGAGCCAGGAACTAAACCAATCTCTCTAAACTCTCTAAGCGATAGAGTTGGTGTTCCTTCCAAAAAGTAAATATCTTTTCTGAAGACAACTATTTGATCTTTATGTGGAATGCCTTCAGTTAAAGACAACTGGGCATAAGATATTGAGGTGGTTGGTAGGGTGTATTGCCTATCTACAGCCACCGTTACTTTACTTAGGTTTGTTGCCATGTTTATCTCAATGATGAGTTGTTCTTGTTGAACACAGTCTTGAATTCAAGCTGGGTTATGTTGCACGGGGTAACGGAATCGTTGATGATTTCAATCTGTGTTTCATCTGCGAATCCAAATACTTTTGCGGTGAATGTACCATCTACTGCAAGTATTGGGTTTGTTTCAAGATTTGTCGCTGAAAATTCAGAAACAAGCTTATTTTGTCGCCCTCTTCTAGTTACCTGCACGCTGTAGTTTCCAGTCTTGTGGTGCCTTACCGTCAGTGTCTTAAGGTTTACGGTGCCTTCGATGATGTTGTTTCCTTCTCCTCTTAGATAAATAGGAGAGAGTTCAATGCTCATTCTATAGGCAGATCCAACGTATATGTTCTTAAGCAGATGATTGCTTAGGTTGATTCCGCTTATGACAAAAGACGTGGTGTTACCTAGTCTGGTTGTTTCCAGAATCTTAAATACAGAATCTTTTATGTCTCCAAAATCATCTGTAAGAACAACGTAAGCTTCGTCTTCTTGTGGAAGAAGATATGGAATAGTTACTGTAGTGGTAAGACCAGAGCTTGTGACATTGCTCGACATCAGCAGGAGTTTGGTCCTTGAATCCAGTTTTGGAATGTTTGTTTCTTCCTGTTCGAGCAAGGAAGACATTAGATACCAAACTCCGCCTCTCTTTACGAAACCATATAGGTAGTTATCCCATACCTTTATGCTGAAGATTTCATCATCGTTTGATAGAATATATCTCCAGAATGCGGACTGAATCAACTGGCCCCCGTCAAATCTATTGCAGTAGATGTATATTGTGTTCTTGTTATCTTCATCTACAGCAAGGATATAGTTCTGTGCAACGGCAGTAGTTACATCTTTATAGTTCTTTGGCAGATAGCCACGAACTGTATTCGACAGTTCAATAGCCGTATTGAATTCTCGGCTATCTTGGTTAAGGTAGATGTACAATCTTTCCTTATCCAAGAAGTAGATTTGACTGCCAAGGGTCAGCGGGTCTACCAAATCGGCTGTTGAGTAGAAGGTTGTGCTGCTTATCTCTGCCGTTAGCGGAGAGATTAGATTGCTGTCGCCTTTAAGTTCAAACTGAACCCCACCCTTTGTGTTGATGAATAGGTATTGATTGAACGGAACCATTGCCGTAATCTCGGCATAGCTATTGCTTGCTGCGCGAACGTCAATGGGATCTGATACAGTTACATTGCTTGGGTCTTTGATCCACAGGTCTTCTAGTACGCCCATCTGAGATGAGAACACTATGTCTCCAGACGCAAAGAACAGCCTGTCTCTGAAGTTGCAGAGGGCTGTTATTTGAACATGCCTTGCTTCTCCCTCTGGTGTGAGGAATGGAGATGGACCTGGGTTTGTTACTCTATCGCCGACCGTTCGTGGTGTCCAATTGATTGGCTCAAACTTAAAGACACCATTCAAGAAGGTAAGCTTTTGAGGCATTCTCTTCTTGTCTATGACCGACGAATGGTCTGGTGTTCTTACTTTTTGTGTGTATGGCTTTCCCTTACCAGTTACTCCAGACTCGACCTGATCTTCTGGGAAAGAAACAATCCTGTAATACCCAGCATCCAATGATAGGTAAGGAGCATCACAGTAATATATCTTTCCTCTGCCGTCTGGAATTGGCGTTGGAGCAGCTGTTGGATTATAGTACGGTGTATCCGCATCATACAGCAATTTTAACATATCTCTTGCCGATGTGTCAGCAGGAATAGCAATAGGGGTTGTCTCGGCAAGTCTCTCGTTCAACACAATCCAGTCGTTGTTATCAGGTGGAAATCTTATTTCTCCAAAGTTTTCAACTGACTGACCAAGCCAAGGCTTTTCAAAGTCGCCATAGACATAATCTTCAACTGGAATAAACTGCTGAGGAAACCCAACATCCCAAGATTCACCATCTCTGAGTGTGTGGTTGTTTGGATATAGTCTACCATCCGTTGTCTTTTTTACTCGAACTGCGGAGTAATACGTTACCTTGTTTCCAATTAGGTCAGTGGCCCCTATTTCTTTTCCGTCCAAGCCAACAATCTTTCCACTGGTTCCTGATGTAAAACCAGCATATACCTTTGTGTTTAGGTATACAATATTTGTACCAAGTTGCAATGCCTTAAGGACTTCCTTTGGCTTGCCAGAACCGTGTGTTATATAGGTTCTTGTGTCTCTATTTATCAACCCAGTATTGAGAACGGTTGTATACTTTTGAAGCGGGGTTCCAGATAAAACGTTTAAAGACAAGGTGTAAATTGGATACCTAGCATCGGTATTTGTTATGCTATCTAATCCGTTCCATGTCAGTTCTGGATCCTGTGGATCCCATTGAGCTTCTGGTGTTTGGTTTGTCCACCCGACATCAGTGATCTTCATCACATAGAACAAAGTGCTGGTTGCTTGTATTGCGTTTCTATCTATGATTATCAGGTATCTGTTGTCTCTATCGAGTTGATACCAAGTGAAGTGAGGATCTACGGTTGTTGGAAGAAACGATAGATCGTATGTTCCAACACCGCTTAGAATAGAAAATCCAGGTCTTTTTTCAACCGATCTTTCCAAGGATACCAGACAGTTGTCTAGGTTTTCAGCTTGGAATGGGGTTCTTTTGCTTGCTGGTTGTCTGCTTACTCCACCGCTTAAGGTTAGAATAGGAATGATTTGCTTTTCAGCCATCAGAATCCTTTCCAAAATCTATTTGATCCATAGTAATAAGGCAGTCTGTTTACTGCGTTTTTGTCGTTTAGAATGTTTCGTCTCTTGTCTGAGACGTCGTTTGCTCTGGCTTTGATACGGGAGATCTGCTCGTCTTGTGAGAGAACCTGATCAATCGTTCTATCTCCCTGTACAAGCATTTGATATCTACGCATTGCTCCGTTTAGTACGGCTCTCTGCGTGGTTGTATCAAGCTGCTCCCACCTCAATAACGCAATGATCGACACATAGTAATCCTCTTGAGTCCAGATATCCTTGTCCTCCGTCATGTTGTATAACCGAGGTGGTTCATCTTGAGAAACCCTAGCTACGATTAGCTGGCGATCTTCCGTATAGTGAGATGACATAAGAGATGCTTCAATGATACCGAGATAATCCATGTTTGGATAGCCAAGGATAATCTTTCCGTTGGCACCTGGCTGAAGCTTCTTGATGAATTTGTTTTCTGCAATTCCTCTTGTCTGATGTTCCATTGACATCTGATCCAATAGGAACTCTGCAATACCTGTATCAATGCCTGATGCTTCTTGAAGGTCAGCTACCAAGCTTTCCCCCGCAGACAGCATCATCATGTTAACTGCATCTAGTTTTGATAAATATCCCATAGATGATTTCCTTTCTGTTTGGGGATAATGAAAAACCCACTCCCCCACTTAAGGGGGAATGGGCAAGTACAATCACACGCTGGGGCATGTGAAGGAGATTTTGATCACCATACCTGCTAAGTGTCTAACTGAACAGAATAGTTCCCAACCTAAATCAATTAGGCATATGGGAATGCGTCAGCAGCGGTGTTGACAACCTCGCGGGTCATGACCATGAGTGTACGCAAAGCCTGACGAGCCTTGGAGGCTGGTTCGCCGCCGCTACCCGCGCCGACAACTGCCGTGCAGATATTCACATTGTTTGCTGGAACGCCACCAGTAACGAAGAAAAGATCTACGGTTGCCTTTGTTGAACCAACAATCAGAGCTTCAGTCTGGGTTGTAGCACTGGAAAGGGTGTTTGTGACGGTTGGCTTGACCAATACAGCGGCGCACTCTGGACGAAGAACGCCAGTACCAGCCATCATGCTTGCAACGGTGAAGGTTGTGTTGCGACGAATGTCATCAACGGTATCAACCTTTAGACCCTGAAGCTTGAGAGCAGCGACTGCGCTTCTCTGGAAGAGAAGACCGCAGATACCAGCATCACCGAAGGTGAGATTATAGCGAGCCTCACCGATACCAGTTGTGTTTGCAAATGGGAGGTGGTTGCTCTTGATAATGCGAACACCCATGTACTCAAGTGAGTCTGTTAGGTTGTTCATACCCTGAGTCAACGCAGCGCCAAGACCGCCAGCGGCAGCAACACCACCAAAGAGTGGCTGACTATATACTGCGGTTGTGTCGGTTCTAGCAACACCAAGAGCGCGAATGTCTTGGAATGTTCTCGGGTCTACAGCAAGGTATACACCATCGGTTGGTGCGTTGATTTCCTGTAGGTAAACAACGAAATCTTCGCAAGCCTTGAGTGCCTCAAGTGCTGCGGCTGATCTCTGAGCGTTAGTAGAAGCCGATCTACCGAGATCAAAGAAGAGTGGATTGATGAAGACTGGACCCGAACGAAGAGCTCTTGGATCTGCACCAACATAGATTGCTGGAGTACCATCACCATCGTAATTGGAGTTGTAGTTTAGATCCTCAGCGGCAGCGCGAGCAATATAAGCAGCGATCTGCTTATCGCGGGCATTGCCAAGGGTCATACCAGCCTGACGGGCAAGCTCCGAGCGGAACTCCCATTGGGTCTGCATGAGGTCAACATTGTCAATCTCAAAGTGAGCAGCGATTGGACGCTTGTCAAGCTTGATTGCAATGGTTGCTGATGCGCTGTCGGTAGTTGAACCAACAAGCTCAATACCCGCGTTCCAAGCAGCGTTCAACGCAACGGTACCCGTGACTGGGAACTCCATTGCAACGCCGCTTGAGATGGTCTTTGAGTCAACAAGAGACTCAAACATGTTGTACTCGTCGTAAGCATGGATGGTTTCACCACTCCAAATGCTTAGCCAAAGCTTGTTTGCACCCGCGATTGGGCCAGAAAGGCCAGCAGCTACATCTGTTCTATATGGGAGATTGTCTGCCAAAATATTATCGGGCATGTTTTATTCCTTATCGTAATGAATTGAAGTTTGTTCGTGACATCCGTAGTTCTACGGCCTGTCTGAATTTTGGATCGGACTTGAATCGTGGATCCGATCTCTCTGTGTAGAACTCAGCCTTGCTTGAGTACGGTAGGTTGTTGATTGCCGCATTAGTAGCAGAAACCCCAACCTTTGTACCAGCCCTAGCTGGTTCGTTTGCTGTTACCTTGCTGGATTGAGCAGCGTCGTACTTGCTCTTAAGACCCAGTAAGGTAACTTCCCATGAAGGTGTTGCAAGCGATGCGTTGATCGTAGCCTGTTCCTGCTTGGACAAGTTCTTGCTAGCCCAGTCAAAGACCTTGGCTAGCGTATCCTTGCCACCAACTCGGTTGGCTGCTTCTCCGTATGCTTGCTGTAGGCGGGCCTTCTGTCCCTGCATAAAATCATCAATCACAAAGTCTGGGACATTAAGCTTGGCCTTGATTGCGTTACGGGATTCTGGTGTCAGATCTCCGTTAACGGTAAACTCGGTCGCATACTTTGCCCACTCTTCTTGTGTCAATAGGTTTTGTGCTGCCTGTACAGGTTGCTCCTGCTGCTTATCGGGAATCCGAAGTTCCTCTGGAATCTGTGGAACAGGTTCCACGGGTTGCTCCTGAGCTTTGGTTTCCTGAGCAGGAATCTGCTTTTTTAGTTCTGAGATCTCTTGTCGTGCCTTGGTGTATTCGCTTTGAGCTGACTTGAGCGCGTTAAACCAGTCACCAGCTGACTTGAAGTTTGCTGGGACTTGTACATTGTTTGCGTTTACATAAGTCTCGAAAGCCTTTGCCTCATTAGCAACGACAGGATCTTGTGCAACCGCTGATTGTTCAACCTGTGGTTGAGTCGTTGGTTCGTTTGTTTGTTCCATTTTTTATTCTGTTTCTAAAGATTGATTAAAAAGTCTAAGTTTGTATTGACTGGACCCAGCTGTTCTTCTTCTAACTTCAGCCCCCACATAGGCAGCAAAGCCAAAGCTTGGTGGTTCTCCAGGAATTTCGCCACTGTCTGTTGGCGCGGAGTATATGAGGTTTTTAATAACCTTTTGAACTCCATCATCCATGATGAACTGCGGGCTATCTGTATAGCTACACGAAAAGACAACGCTGTTGTTGATTAGCCAAATTGCTGTTTTTCCAAAATCTTCGATTCTTATTTCAAGGTTTGTTTTGGATTGTACTGGATAGTTTGTATCTTTAAACAACACTTCATTAAATGGTTTCGTGACACTGTCGGTCGTTGAGAACCAACGACAGCGCCAGTTTCCAAATGAGTTTGGTGTAAAGATACAACCCTTTTCGCAGTTATATGTAGTTGGGGAAGTACCAGCTGAGTGGTTTCCATGAAACCCAAGAATAAGAGCATTGCTGTTCCACAAAGAAAAATCAAAATTAGCGACTTCTGCTGTGGCTTTGTATATAGATGTTTTGTAGCTGTAAGAAGTCCAAACATCCGCAGCTAGTGTTCCAAACGTTTCGTTTTCGTTTATAACCCTAGCTCTAGAGTTGTTTGTTCCAGCCAAGTCTGTACTTATTTCGATATATTGTGGATTTGTGGTATCGACAATCCCGTTAGTGGCAGACTGACTGAACATTGTATTGACGTTGTTTCCAGTCTGGCTATTTTGAACTGTGTATGAAACGGTATCTACTATTGTTTCTTTAATCCGAAAGGACATATCATAAGGTTTATTAGACCCGTTTAGGGTTAACAACCCATTCAATGTTTCTCTTGCTGCTGAAAGAGTTGGATAGATACCAATCAGTTTTGTTTTGTTTGCTTTAAGCAGTACGCCGTTTTTAGTAATCAAATAATCAGCCGTATAAATACCTCTGATATCTGGCCTACATGTAGCTAGTCTTTCATAGGACATGATCTATTTCCTTAAACGCCTAAAGCATTTGTAATTGTTTGCTGAGCCACTGGTGACTGTAGGGCCGTTTGAGTTGCTGAGCCAGCAGCCTGAGCCATAGACGAGCCAATGGCTCCAGCCGTGGTCTGTGCCGTTGCGTTTTGCATCTGTTGCATTTGCTGTGCGGCCTGTAACTCTGCTACTTCTTCTTCAGATTTAACCCACTTACGAGGATCAAACCCTAGAGACGTAATTAACTCTGACGCATAAGCATCCCACCTAAAAGTTGAAATAGCTTCTGGTGGCAAATTTCGTACCATTTCACCAAGCTGCATCAGTTTCTGTAGATCTGAATCCCTGCTAAGGGCCTGTAGTCCAGTTAGTATGTGAACACTAAGGGTTCCGTCTTCATGAAAGAACTGCTCTTCAAGTTCTTCTTCCAACAAACCTTCTTGAAGCATTTGAACAATGCAACGTAAAACAATTGGTTCCATCATTGTTCTGGCTATGGCACTAAAAGCACCGCCAAGAACAGTCTCTAGTTCCGAACCAATCATTCTTACTGCTGTTGCGGTCACGCGATCCCCGCTTGGAATTGCCTGACCCGTCATCAGAAAAGCCTGACCTATTTCTCTTCGCATTGTCTCAACAGCGTTGGCTGATGCCGAAATCTGAGGAGACATGGTAGCAGCTGGCGAGATCACGAAGACATCGGCCTGTCTTGCTGAAACAAACGATCCGTTTCTCATTGTCGCAATATCGTCTACTTCCGTTATTCCGCTGGGATCAATGGCAATCCAAAAAGCAGAAGCTGCTGCTAGACCTTCTATCTGAGATTTTGTATAGGATTCAAGAGAGATTAGATCTCCCATTATATCTTCGCAGTGAGATCGTGCATAGTTTTCTCCAGGAATAGAGAACCAGCGAAGAACCGCGAAAGGCGGAACAACAAATGTTCCATCTTCTACCAGCTCTCCCTTCGAGTTTTCTTTTGAGAAAGCCCAATTACCATCTTCTGTCTTTATGTACTGACAATAGAAAGTCTCAAACCCCTGACGGTACTCTATAGATGATTGATCATACCGTATGTCGTCTGGATCTATCGGCTCATACTCAAGATGAATAACCTCAATAACTTCTCCCATTATGTCACGCTGAACCACATACTGATCTAGTCTGTAGTTTGTAAAGAAGTATCTATCGTCCACCATCATCAATACATCACCAGTGATTATTAGGTGCTGTAGTGCTTGAAATGTTGACTCTCTTAGATTTGTGGATATCAGTTTCTTATAGACCTGATTTGCTGTACCTTCTAAGTAGGCGTTTACTTCATGCGGAGATTCTGACCCGTCCTTAAGCATGAACTTAAAGAACGGTGTATCGTTTAGAGGAATTAGCGCAGACAGAATACGAGAGGCTAGTGCAGTAACTCCTCTGCTTGCAACACTAGAGTATGGCTGTGGGAGGGATCTTCCCTCCTCCCACGACTCTGGTGGCAAGATTGTTGGAATGGTAATTTGAGAACACTGGCGCGCTCTATCTAGCTTTGATGTTCTATGAGAGTCTAACAGCCTAAAGCGTTCTCTTAGGTTCATAGCGGCTTCTCCGCCTTAGCAGACATTCCCTTGCCCAAAGCCTCGTAGAAAGAAACCTTACCCATAGATGACTTTGGTTTCTTCTGCTGTTCTTCTTCCTCTTCCATTACTGCTTTCTCTGCTTTATCCACTGCCGCAATTCTAGCAGCTTCTTCAGCGGCGAGTCTTTCGCGCTCTGCTTCTGCTTCGCGCTTTCTTCTATCTTCTTCTTCAAGCGCGATTGCTCTGCGCTTGTCTTCTTGTTCCTGCTGAAACTGACGCTCTTCGGCAAGCAGTTTTCTCTGCTCCTCTGCGGTCATTCCACCAGATATTGATGGTGCTCCCATTGTGTCTCCCTACAGAGGTTTCTCTGTGTAAGTAGCTTGTCTATAGGAACCCTGCTCAAGTTCCTCAAGCTGTTTCTTTTTGGTTAGCAAGAACTTTTGATTAGCTTCTTCATTTCTTTTTTGAAGAGCTGACAGTTCTTGTTGTAATTTGGTTTCATAAGATGTTGATGCCGTTTGATAGTCTTCAAAGCTATATTGTCTTTCTAGTATAGCTTTAGCCTCTTGACCAACAGCAAAGATGTTTCCACGCTTACTGGTGTCTTTCTTTAAGATATCTTCAAAAGACATTCTGTTTCCAAACCGATCCAACACTCTATAGACACCCATTGATTTGTTCGTAATGGGGTCTATAAAAGATGGAAGAAAGGCTTTATTGTTTTCTCTCTTTGCTTTTTCGGCTGCTTCAAATCTTTTTTCCCAGCTTTGTTTAAGCTTATCAAGTTCCTTGCTTTCTTGTAGCATTTTTGCTTGATATGCTGCTGCTGTGTCTCTATAGAAAATACCAAGATTTCCTAGTTGCTCTTCCTTAAAAAGAGATTCTCGTAGGATAGCAGCCTTTGCTTTATTGTTTTGCATTCGCCTTCTCCTGTAGTCTAATCACAGACTCAAGTTTGGCGACAAGATCCAGCTTACCAGCTAAGTATGCCAACTCTCTAGCCAGCTGTTCACTGGTTTGATTTGGATCGTAGTTTGGATGCTGAACCCAGTCCTTCATTATCGGGATCCAGTTTGGGTCTAGATATGGAAACTTTGAGTTCATTTAGTTCCTTTTCAATCTTCTGAGTATAGAGTGCAAGCTGTCTTGCCAGACGGCCAAACTCTGCTGGTGATAGGGGAAGTCCATTGTCTAGCTTTACCTGTAGTGCTGGTTCAATTGGATTATTTGTATTCATATGATCTGACAACCTCCTGCTGTGCAAGCCATTCCGTGACTTGCGTTTGTGGTATCTTCTCTTTCGTAGTTTCTCAACAAGCTAAAGTCTACTACGACCTTTGGAAACTCAAGGTATTGTTCCTTGGTAATCTGCTCAAACGGAGCCTGTTGATATACGCTATCGTCTTTCGGAAGGAAAGACACCCCAGAAATGCTGTCGAAGTGCTCATATACCGCGGCACCCAGACGAATGAATTCTTCGTTGGTATAGTTGATTGTTACCGATGGCTTGTGCTCGCACCAGTAGTCGGCATAGATTCTCCACAGGATTAGATGCGTCTCTGCATCCAGCTCATGCAATGTCTTTGCTCCTTCTGGAGCAGCCATAGCAAAGGAGAATACTGCTGTTGACTGAGGATTGGTTACGCAATCCTCACAAGGAACGCCCTGATCAACCATAAGGTTGTATAGAGGATCCTTCTTATCTAGTCTAACCCTACGAATATAGTAGGGATACTGATGTGGGTGTAGACCGCTGCTGCAGCCAGCCAAGCATGAGGTGGTTCCCTCTGGCTTGACACAGGTGATTGCGGTTGATGGTGTCACACCAATCTTTGCAGACCACTCAAGGTTGGTGTCTCTAGCTAGCTGCTTGATCTCCTGTAGGAACTTGATAAGATCCATCGGGGATGTTCTGCCAGACATGAAGGCATTGTCAAAGATGCCAGTCATCGACACACCAAGCAGACGCTCTTCCTCGCTGTTGTCCTTCCAACTCTGTCGAAGGTAGGGGAAGTGAGTGAACTTGGACTGGATGGTACCAAGGATCGCCGCCTTTTCTATCTTTCGTGAGATGTCGACTGGGCTGTCATCCTCTTTGATCACGATGGTTGACAAGTTGCAGAACTGGTTTGGTCTAAGAATGATCTCAGAACATGGGTTTGTACCAAGGAATGTATTCTCTGGTACATAACGACCAACTCTAGCGCAGACATCATTCATCGCCTTTCGGTTCATGATGCCACGCTCTCCACTGTAGGACTGGAAGAGGGATGACCACTCGTCTAGGAACAAACCAAGACTTGGCTTGCCATCGTAGACGGCCGAGTTGTTAGCCAAGGCTCTATGCGGGTTGTCCTTCCACCAAGATCCAGACTTAGCTTTTGCCATCTCGTTGGATGATAGGTCGCTAAGGGAGATCATGGCTGATCTACGGACACCACCGACAATGACAGACTGTGCAATCATGCAGCAGATGTCGTGGCAGTCGATGTCCTGTAGCTTTTGCTGTTTGTTTTTGATGGCGTTCTTAAACACCCTAACAACAAACTCAAAGGTCTTGACCAGTGGCTCTGGGCCAGAGGCTCGACCACCAAAGGTCTTGAGTCTGGCTCCAGCTGGTCTTACCTTGCTAACATCCCAAACAGGGATGACACCGCTGTACAGGTATCTCATCAACTGGTCTAGTGCATTACACCAACCCTCTCTTGAGTCTTCGACTACGATGGTTGGGTGTAATAGGATGCCCAAAGCCTTTAGCATCTTGTTTTGTTTCTTTAGCTGTGATGGTAGGTCTGGCAGTTGTGAGATGCATCGGTTCTCCACCGTGTATCCAACACCAGTTCCACACATCAGGATGTACATAAGCTCCTTGAATGATGTGATTGAATCAATCTCAAGATAGCTGCAGTTGTACATTGCGGTATGATCCCTGTCTAGTGCTGGTCCTGCTGTCATGAGGGCGCGCATGGAGGGGAATACCTCTCTGTTCAAGACCGAGAGTTTGATGTCTGGTCTTTCGAGAAGAGCTGGTTCCTTGTGGGTCATGTAGTCCCACCATCGGTCAACAGTCTCTTCCCATGTTTCTCTACGACCCCAAGATTCAATCCATCTTGAGTATCTGCTTAGTGCAATAAAGTTTTCAAATGTGTTCATAAGTTATCCTGTGTTTGTAGAACCAAATCCACCAGAACCTCTGTCTGTATTCGACAGTTCTGGGGAGAAGACAAGCGGAGGTGACAGTAGGTTAACGAATACCAACTGTGCAATTCTGTCACCATCGTTTATCCTAAATGGTTGATCACCATCGTTCTTAAGGATAACGCAGATATCACCACGATAGTCCGAGTCGATAAGACCTGGAGCGTTGGGGACTGTAATTCCATGCTTGAGTGCGAGTCCAGACCGTGGCAAGATAAACGCAGAGATAAACTCTGGCATTGCCATAGACAAACCTGTGTTGACTAGGAATGTCTCTTGTGGTCTGATGATTGTGGGTTGATCTAGGTCAGCTCTTAGGTCATAGCCAGCTGATCCCTTGGTAGCTTTCTTAGGGATACCATGCTTACCCGTCTTAACGAAGACAGTTGCTGGATCTATCCACCTAAAGCTGTTTGTTTCTTGAGTTACAACGTTATCGAAATGATATGTGTTTGTGTTGTATGTGTCTTCCATAGCTTGCTTCTTCTCAATACGTCTGTTAGTTGTCGTCCAGCAGGGACAGAGGATCCCAATCGACCCCCTCACCATCCCGCAGGATCCTGACCGCTTTGGCCATTTTAACCGCATCTTCGATGCAGTACGCAGAACCTGTGCGATCTTTGCGCTTTTCGTATAGCGACAAAACCAAGGCGGCGTGGTTCCTTGGGTGGGTCGAATCCAGCAGGGCATCTGCCTTCTTTGGACCCATCTTCCACAGCCCGCCAATGTTATCTGTGCTGTCTCCTGTAATCCACTGTCGATAGAAAAATCTATCGGCGGTTGCAATGTCTGTGTAGACAATCTCTTCGGCTGCTAGTTTGGTATCTGTTGGGGGTGTCCAACTATACCCAGGAACTTGACCTAGATCCTTGTCGATGGTGACACAGATAGCCCGCAGAGATGACTTGTACTGGCCGATGATGTCATCAGCTTCTAGATGTGGCTCGGTCACAGCCCCCAGTTCTATCAGGAACTCTACGGCCTGTCCTAAGCAGTCTGGCCTAGGCGCTCCTGCTCGGTGTTCCTTGTATTCAGGAAGGTAACGCCGCCTGAAGTTGTCCTCTCTTCGACACGACAGGGCGATGATTGGTGGCTTATCTCTAGGATTCCACCTAACAATATCATCCATCAGTCTTTCTTCAAGCCACTCACTCCCTTCCATGTCAGCCCAAAAGGCTGCTCTATAGGCAAGAATGTCACCATCAAGTATTGCAATGTCTGGTAGTAAGTCCATTAGTCCTCGAATAGATCGGCAATGTCTGGTCCAGTATCAGAAAAGAAGTACTTGCATGGATCACACTGGCACCTATCGCAATAGGTTTTGGGATTGATATCAAGCAGGTAGTCGATTCTATTTTCTATCTTTACATTAAGCTTGGTCAATGTCTTGTTGTTGTGGATAACGAAGTCGAAGATGTCCAAGAAATCTTTGTTTCCGTCTTCGTATTCGTTTGCCATGTATTCTGATTCATGGTTTCTCCACGATGCGTTGGCATCAGCAAGCTCCCTATTGCCACGGGAAATAAAGATCGACTTTGCACCGATTGATTTCCCAAAGTTAAGCTCATTAAGATAGCGACAGTCATCAACAATAATGACCGTCTCTTTCCACAGTTTGTCAAAGCACTGAGATGCTTTTCTATCGGCTGCGTCATATTCAAACCACTTTTCCTTGAATCGTTCTACCCAGTAGTCTGGGTTTTCTTTCCGCTTTCCTTCGCCAACCGATTGGCAAAAGGCACGGTACTCATCTGGGTTCTTATCCTTGCTTAAGCCTTGCTGCTCTGCTTGTTCCTTGATCGCAGAGGCGAAGGGCAGGATGACGGGATTAAAGTCTCGCTTCTTTGCGATAGCGTTAATGATTGTTGCCGTTGTGGTTTTTCCAACCCTTGCTTGTCCAGCAATCAGTAGTGTGATCATTGTTTTTCCTTAGCATGTATCTGTATAAATTCGCTGGATGCCATATCTCAGGCAATCCAAACAACCAAGATACATAGGTAGTACACATTCTTGGTCGTGTAAGCCCTATGAATCTACCAATGAAGTGATGAAAGATTAGATCCCAAGAACTAGCGTCTGTATAGCTAGCCGCTTCAGAGTAGACAACATCAAAGTCAACAGATGCTTCTTTAAGATAAGTCATTGAAACTATGGTTGCACCTAGTTTTTGTAACGAGTCTTTATCGTGTATCTTGGAGTGTGGTTCAATGCCATTCTTTGTTTTTCTACCTTCGCATATCGTGATGCATTTGTATCCAATGCTGGGATGATAGAACATTGGACCAACATGGGTAATGTTACTAAGGCCCAACAGCTTTACCAACCATCCACTGTAGCCTTGAATCTTGCTGAAGTCATAATAGACCAAGTAGCAGTCTACATTATTTAGTTTCATCAGTGTGTCTCCGACCAGTTACGGCCTATCTTGAACTCGGCGTTGATTGGCATGCAGATCTTAAGTCGATTGCCAGCCTCAATAGCGGAGTCGGTGATTATCTTGCCAGCTTCCTGTGCGATATCCGCAGGACAGGAGAACTGAAGTTCGTCGTGAACATAGGCAACTTGCTTTACTTGGTTGCCGAATCTTTTTCGTAGGTTGAAGTCTGCCAAGATCATCCAGTACTTGGAGACAACTGCACCACTTCCTTGTAGTAGTGTATTAAGTGCGGCGTGGGCGCTGCGTACTGGGACGGATCGACCATCTACCAGCCTTAGTGCGTTGTCCTTGGCAACTTGAAACTCTACTGCTTTCTTGACACTGGCCAAGGCTGGTAGCTCCCGAAGGAAGCGTTCCTTGAGGGCAGCACCCTGCTTGGATGTGCCGCCTACGATCTTGCCTACCTTGGCATCTCCAGCCCCGTACAGGAAGCCGTAGATGAATGTCTTGGCGTTGTTGCGCGTTGGCAACCCAGCCTTGGTTTGATTGTGGGTGTGGATGTCACCGTTAAGTATGACATTGCCATACTCACCAGCATCATACGGGTACATGTAATGCGCCAGCATTCTTAGCTCAAGGCCGCTTAAGTCTGATCCCAACAATACATGACCATCGTGTGGAATCCACAATTCTCTGATCCTGTGGTCGCTTGGAACCTGTGCAAGATTGGGCTGTGAGTGTGTGCATCTACCAGTAGCGGCACCCTGTACATTGACATCACCGTGTACCTTGCTGTCTCTGGAGTTACTGGAGCGAGTATACCAATCCTCGACCATGCCCAGCAACTTGATGTTGTCAAAGTATTCCACCAGCTTCTTTGCCTCTGGATACTCAAGATCCTGTAGGACATCAGCATCTACATTGGGATTGCCAGCATCGGTCTTGGGTGCTTCCCAGCCATACTTATCGAACAAACGCTCGGCAATCTGACTGCGGGATGCGGGGTTGAACACCTCGACATCATCCTTGAGTCGCTTGCCTGTCTTGTTGGAGAACCTGTGGGTTACCTTGTCAGGAAAGATGGTACGCATCTCGTCCTCGACCTGAGCCTTGAACTCGGTCAGCTCCCTAAGTAATTTACTTGCGCTGTCTTGACAGAATGCAAAGCCGTTGCTCTTCTGTCGCATGATCACGGCTGATGCCATGTGCTCAAGCTTGACAACCTTTTCGTACTTGTTCTTGGCGATCCAAGCAATCTGGTGCTTGTAGATTTCGTGAGCAACATGAACATCCTGAATGCAGTACACCAACATCTCGTTAGTCAGCTCCGACCAAGTACCAGTGTAGTTGATCTTCTCCTTGCCAAGATGCTTGCCCCATGCCTCAAGAGAGTTGCCACCAAGCGGGTGGTTCTTGAGATCGGGATACATAAGCTTGGACACCACCAGTGAATCGTAGATCTCCGCGTTGCCTGTATAGCCAAGCATGCGCTGTAGACATGGTAGATCAAAGCCATAGATGTTGTGGCCGATCAGCTTGGTTGCCTTGTTCAGATACTGAAGCAGGGGCTTGCCCAACCTATCGTCTGTCCATGTCTGTAGTTCGTCGTTCTCTATGTTCTTGGTGACAACACAGTGAACCTTCGTGCATTCCTTGACTGGTCTTCCCTTGGAATCAAGGATCAACTCCATCAACGAATCCGACTCAATGTCAATTACTAGATCCATCCTCGTTTATCTCTTTCTGCCAGTAGCTGATCTGCAATCTCTGCAATCTGTTCTGGTGTTTTTGGAACCGCCTTGTCTCTGGTGGTTCCTGGATGTAGAGACATGCTTAGTACAGCTGATGCATACATGTCCCAAGCAGATGCTCTCAACAGTAGAAACTGTTGATACTGTAAATACTGCTGATGTTTTTTGTCGTCTATCATGTTGTTATTGGCTCGAATACTGGATCACCGTCGTCATTGAATGCGACATCAACCTCACGCATACGACCTGTGTTTCTATCGTAGAACAGGGCGGTTGCAACACCAGCTCGACCAGTCAATCGGTTCTTGAGAACACGAACGATGGTTGTATTAGCCAGTGTCTGGTCTTGGTTTTGTCTGTCACGCTCAAGTGCGAGAACTGTGTTGGGTACAGAAGACAACGAACCAGAACCACGAAGATCCTGTAGGGTAATTCTATCGCCTTCCTCGAATGCTTTCTCCGACTTCTTCAGCTGGGATACGATGTCGATGTGTACACCTGTACGCACAGCCAACGACCGCAGCTCCTTCATCAGGGTGTCGATGATGATTCGCTCGGAACCACCGCCTTCGATGTCCTTGTCAGATACACCCATGAGTCCAGCTGCTGCTGCGGTGATGTGATCTAGAACAATGACATCAACCTTTAGGCTGACAGCCATGTATTCCATTCTAGCCAACAGATTCTGCATGGCGTTGTTGCCTAGGTGATCATAGATATACAGGCTAGTTTCCGATAGCTTGCGCTTTGCCTCGGCGTACTCATCGTCTGAGAACTCGTTGACAAAGTCGATGTTGATCGGGTGCTTGCCCATGCGAACACGAAGTTCGTTCATCATCTGTGCTGCACGGATTGCCCTGACTGGCTTGTTGATCATGAGGCTGATCATGTCATCCATAGTCTCTTGCGGAGACTCTTCCAACATGATGCAACCGACAGATCTTTTCTCGTCAAGGTGATGGTGCATCAGCTCTCTTAGCAGCGTGGACTTGCCGCTGCCAGTGCCGCTTGCCCACAGCGAGATCTCGCCAGACCGCTGACCGATCAGGAACTCTGACAACTTGTCAAACGGAAATGGATAGACCCTTGCCGTGGATACTTCACTGAGATCCACGATCTTGGACACATGGAGAATCTCGTCTGGCGAGTAGATCTGTGCTTCCCAGATAGCGGATACAACAGCCTTGCCTTGGTTGTTAACCAAGCAATCGTTTGCATCCTTCATCGGAAGAGAAGCAATCTTGCATCTTCCTGGGGGTAGAACCTCGCTGCAAGCCTTGGCTGCAGACATCCCAGCATCGTCCATGTCAAAGCACAGCACGATCTCCTGATAGGATGACACGAACTCTAGGTTGTCTTTCAGTGCCTTGACGGCTGACTGTGCGCCATTGGGGATTGAAACCACAGGCCAAGTGCCGCCAAGCAATTGGCACACTGTCATGCAGTCGATCTCCCCCTCCGTGATCACAAGCCGTTTGCCACCCATCTTCCACAGGTGCTGACCAAACAGCTGGATGTTCTTGGGGGTACCCTTCCAAGCAAACTGCTTGTTTGGTCCGCGCAAATGCTGGGCAATGACATCGCCAGCCTGATCCCTGTAGTTTGCAATCTCGACATCCTTGCCGTTTACGGTTGCAACCTGATAATCGAACTGTCTGCAGGTAGCCTCGGACAGTCGTCTCTCCGTTAGGTCGGAGAACGAACCATTGATCTTATTAGTTAGTTTTGTATTTACTGTTTCCACAACATCTCCAGTAGAACTTGTATGATAGCCGCAAGCAAAGCAATGGGTATGACCATCAGAGTATACGGCAAGGTTATCGCTTGAGACATCCTTACCGTTGCTCGCGCAGCGCGGACAACGCGATCTGTTAATGACTTCACTCATCTTCCTTCCAATAGCAAACGATCTTGCCAATCAAGACTTGATGTAGAAATCCAGCAACGCCATCAAGCAATTCCTGCTCTTCCTTTGGCTGCAGATCAGAAACAAGATCCACAACCTCTATCTGCTCCCGAAGAAGATTCATATCAATGCCTACACGCTTCATGCTTTACCAGTACTCCATCTTGATTTGTATACCAAACTTCCTCAAACATTGTTTTAACCCACGGCATGCAATACCTACATGGCTTGGACATGCCAAGTTTCTTGGTCGGGCTTATCCTTGTGTTTACTAGGATAAGCTTATCAGATCTCCGAGACTTGCTAAGACGGTTGAATGCGTCTAGTTCAGAGTGGATGGTTGGATACCTGTAGCCAAGCTGAACAGCCAGCGGATGTGTCTTCTCTCTGTTCTCCTGACCGATG